TTTAAATTATGTTAACACCGAGATGTGTTAACGGATGGGGGGATATTTTAAAAAATATTGTAAAATCATATTATGAAATTAATAAATTTTCCTGTTAAAGAATTCATGGCAGCAAATTCATCAGAGAGGGCGAGTATTTATAATAAGTATGTATTGAATGAATTCTTTTTGGAATTCAAAATTGAGGGTATTAAAACAATTGATCAATTTAATTTAGTTATTTCACAAGATAGAAAAGTGAGGAATTGGTATAAGCATATTAAAATTGCTTATGATGAATTTTTAAGATTACCACAATATACTATTCTTGAGGATGTTCCTGATGAATGTAAAGATTTGATTTTAAAGGAACAGGATAAATTAAATAAATTATATTCTGAATTAGAAAGAGATACAATTAAATGTGTAAATGATTATAGAGAAAAAATGCTTATAATTGAGGAAAAAAGAAAAGCACAGCTTAAAACTTTTTCCCTTTACACTTTAGTTGCTACCCTAAGTATTGATGACGTCCCTTTAGAAATGAAGACTGCACTTTTTCTTGAGACTGATAAAGATATAGTCACTTTATTTAGAAAAGATGTTGTTAAAGAATATAAGAAAAAATGTTTTAAAAATTTAATTGAAAATGGTGGAAAATTTTCAAAAGATTTTAATAACCCTTTTGATTTAAAGTAGCGAGGATAGTTAGTACTGATACTTTACGTAATGTATCCAAGCGATGGTTAGAAAAATATAATAGTGTTGAGACAGAATTGGAGGTAAAAGGTTTGCCTATAATTAGTAGGTCTATGAGAAATTTAATTAAGAATAATTATCATAGACATCATAAAAAGCGTAAAGCATATGATGTTAAAACTATTAAGGATTTAATTATTTTATATAGTAAGCTGGGGGTTTCTAAAGATGAAACTTCTTGGAATTCTTTTCATATTAAAAATTTTTTTGAAAAGAAATTATATATTCATAATGCAAAAACTTTACCTCATTCACCATATTTTACTGATAAGTTAGAATTTAAGATTTTACCAAGGATTGTTTCAGAAAGAATTTATAGAAATAATAATAGAAATATTGTTATTCCGGATAATATGGATTATGTAGTTAGATTAACTAAAGAAGCTTATGATGTTTTACCAATTAAACCTGGTATTGATTGTAAATTTTTAGGTAAGTCTGTTTTCATGCCTCCATATAAACCACAAACTGTTAGAGGTGAGGATCCTTTAGTTTCAAAGTTTAGACAACAGATTTATAAAACTGATGTAGTCTATGGAAAATTTATTGAAGATAATGTTCCAACAAGGTGTATTGTTAATCCAGGTTGGGCTAGCCAAGTAAAAGAATTTCAAATTTTTTGTGATCATCATAAAGAAAAATATAATGCTGAGGAAATATTGAAGATTGTTAGTAAGCATTTATATAAGTTGAAATTACCTATGGTAAGGGAAATAATTCCTGAAGATTGTTTTCATGTTCCAGTGAATCCTGATTCTGCAGTTGGTTTTATACCTGAATGTTTCTTTGGTAAGGGGTCTAAACAGAAACAGCTTGATAAAGTTCTTAGGTTTCCAGCTTATTCACTTTTAAAAAAAGCTAAAAGTGAATTAATGTCTGATCGAACTATCTGGACAGTTGGAGGGAGAGCAAGAGCTCAGAAAGAATCCTTTAATGAGGATTTAAGATCGAGATTTTTAATAGTCCCAGATGCTATATCTAAAATAGTTGGGTTAGCAGGAGTCAGTGAATTTTATAAAGGTATTATTGAAATTAATAAACATTATTCTGGAAATGAGATTTTAACTGGTATTGATTTTATGAATTCAAAGTTCAAGTATTTTGAATCTGAATTACGTAAATTTGATCATGTGATTGAATGTGATCTTAAACGATTTGATCAACATGTTGGGCCTGAAGTATTAAAAGCTGCTTGGGCAATTTTGAGACCATGTTATCCAGATACGAAAGAAATGGATAATCTTTTTGATTATTACGCTTCTGGGTTTATTAATAAAAATATTGTAATACCAGGTGGATTACTTTATAGGGTTAGAAAAAGTATCGCTACGGGTTCACCTTTCACAACTGTAATCGGTTCAATTGTTAATTGGATTAATTGGACGTTAAGCTTGAGCGAAATGGGAATTGATGGTAAGTTTTATAAACTAATGGTTTATGGGGATGATACTTTAGTTTGTTTTAATCATCACTTTTTGTATAATGAGGACTATATAAAAAGTATCGTAGCTGAAGTTGTTGGTCATGTCGTCGACCCAATTCATTTCAGGAGAGTTAAATGTAATTGTTATTCTGAAAAGAGACCTACCTTCCTTAAGACTTTTTCATTTTATGGTTTACCTGGACGTGCTGCGGAAGATATGCTTGAAAAAGCATTTTATCCTGAAGTAAAAGTTCCAAGTTTATATGAAAAGATTAAAAGGGTGAAACAGTTATATTTTAATCCTTGTTTTAATTTTGAT